GAAGTAAATGAGTGCTAGAAAAGAAGTACAACAACTAATAAAGAAAGCACGCCTACAAGGTTGGGTAATAGTACTAACTAATGGTGGGCACTACAAGTGGACTAACCCAGGAGGAGAGTTTTTCTTCTCACCGTCTAGTCCATCAGACCCTCGCTCTATCAACAACATGGAGAGCGATTTAAAAGCTCGAGGATTCATTGAGATAACTAAGAAAGGTAAACCCAATGTTCGACGCAAGTAACGGTAATTGTGTAACACTTAAAGTTCCAGTCCAAGTGTTCTTTCCTGAAGGAGAGGGCATTACCCATAAAGAGTATCGAGAGCGTATAGCAGACGCTAAGGCTATCTGTGCTGGTTGTCCTGTAGTGCTTCAATGTTTACAGGCTGCTTTAGCTGAGAACGAGTATGGCATCTGGGGTGGCACAACCATGGAAGAACGTGTGGCTATGCGTAGAGGCATTAGACGCAAGCAAGTTAACTACCGTGCCAAGTAATGCAAAAGGGGCCCCTTGCGGGGCCCCTTCAACACAAACACTCTAAGCATTACAAGTGCACGTTGCACAATGGTTTCTATCCCATGCACGTTGAGTGTTTGTAGAGTAGTTTACCGCTTCTAGATGCTCTGGATTGACACACAACTTCACGCTACACAAATGGTCAATAACTAATCCTTTAGGAATTTCTCCCTTTGTTAATTTGTAAATAACTCTGTGAGCAACCGTTGATTGACCTTCCCACTTTACTTGGCCATAACCACTTTTGTGCACTGCACCATTCCAAATCCAACACCCCTTTTCGTCTACAGTATAACGAGTAAGTGGGTCCATAGGAACTGGCCCAGGAGGCTTTCCATTAGTCATGCATTTAATGCACTTTGACCTGCGACCATCTTTAGTTCTTCCATCAGAGTAAGTGTAATACTCTTCAAGAGGTTTATCTATTTTGCAAGAACGACAAAGTCGTGTGGATGTTATGGTTTTCATACACACGACTCTATCGTATTCTCACAAAGAATAGTTGTTAAATTAGTTAGTGTTCTCCTTGATTAACTTAATCTCGCAGGCGTCTGTTACGCAGTAACTTTCGCCCACAGCATCAAGCGACATGCCCTCGTACACACCAGCCAAGTCAATAGGAAACAACTGCTTTCCGTATTCTTCATACTCTTCCTCAGTAATCTGAGTGTAAGGCATCTGTGGGTAAACGTGGTTACCCATAGGCAAGAACGATACAGTCTTTAGCTGACCATCGTACATGTGCAAAGTAGTTCCCACAGCATCGGCTTCCTTTTCACTGTCAAAGGTGACAGTCACAGAAACAGAATTGTCCGACCAGTAACGCTGAGCAGTAGCGGCAAGAGCCATCTTCTCAAAGATACTTACTTCCTTCTCACTACGAGAAGCACCAGACTTAATTGGGAAGAACACAACTGACGTAGTGTCAGGAGATTCACTAGCAGGCTCTACACGGTAGTTAGCCATCTTGAACAGTTCAACCATAGGCTCATTGTTAGCAAAGCGGATTGCACGTAGGAAGTACTTACCACCAGCAGTCCAGTGAACACCAGGGCTTTCGCCAGCTAGGATAGACACAGTACCAGAAGGCTTAACGGTAGTCATCTTTACAGACTCACGAATGCCAAGCCACTCACTGTAGGTCTGGTCATAGCTCTTGACCAAAGTGTAACCTTCATCCATCCACTCACGAAGCACAGGCAAGCCCTTGGCATCTGCAAAGTTTGCAACACCAGAGATAGAAGTACCAATGCGGCGGTTACGCTGCATGATAGCGTTAGTCTCTTCCCAGTGGGTAGGGAGTAGCGTCACAGTCTTTGCATAAAGGTATGCAAACTTAAGCGTACGCTTAAAGTCCTCAAGGGAGTCATGACGATTCAAGTAAGTCTCAACCAAAGTACACATCTCAAAGCTTTCAAGGCTTTGCTCTGCACATGGGTTGTAGCCTACTACTCGGTGGTCCTTGTTGTTAATGCCATCTGCAAGACGACCATACTTACGAGACATATCCATCCAGATTACGCCTGGCTCACCGTTGCGTACAATGCCGTCTACGATAGGCGAGAAGTCGGTTCCAACACAAACTTCTACGCTGTTGTTAGACATCCAAGCCCAACCTGGGGCCTCTGGGTCGTAGCTATTCCGTTCAGGAAAACGCTCCCCATTCTTAAGATTCAGGAAATCCTCATCATCAATACGACCAATAAGCAACTCAGCACTACGACGAACGTTACCAGAGACAACGCAGACACCAATCATGTTGCCAATGTCAGCCAAGTCACGACGAGTAACCTTCTCACCCTTGCGACCCTCAAACATCTTGCGAATCTGGGTGTGCAACTTAAAGAGTGGCTCATGGCCAGCAGCAGTTCCACCAAAGGTAGCAATAGGGGCACCGTAAGGACGAATAAGGTCGTAGTTAAACTCCCAACGCTTCTGGTCAGGCTTCAAGTAAGAGTTAATAAGTGCAGAAGTAGACTCAGCCCAACCCTCACGAGTGTCAGGGATAATGTATTCGCTAGGCTCGCCTGGAGCGTAAATCTCAAAGCCCTTGTCAGCACCCTTGTCGTCAAAGCCAACACCCACACCAAGCATCGAAGCTTCCATGAGGAAAGCAAAAGGCTTAGCAGGGTTGTTCTTAGTCATTTCATTAGTAGAAACAAAAGCACAGTTCTGAAGTGCAGCTGAGTTACGCTGAACGTTTACAATGTCAGTACCCATTACCCAAAGCCCACGTCCTGGTGGAGTCCACTTAAGATTAAAGAGACGGTCGAAAGCTTCCTTAGCTGAAGCTGCTGCCTTAGCGTCTGACCAAGGCAAGCGGTTTAGCTTTGCGTGGTCCTTCTGAAGCGAGTACATACCATTGATTACACGTTCGCATACTTCCATCCAAGTTTCCTTGGTGCCATCAGGCTTCTTACGAGAGTAAGTACGCAGAAAGGTAATCTCTCCGACTGAGTTGCCAGCTACGTCTGCGTAACCGAAAGGAGCCTTCTTGTCCTTATATCCTGCAACAAATTCTTCTGCTAATCGGAATGAAAAATTAACCATTTCTACCATTTCTACTTTTGACTAAATACCCCAGATGTGGGACTTCTATTGTCGGTCATTTCAGCCTACTACACACCTGTTAATATCTCCAAATGCACAAATACTCGGTAAATAATAGTGCCCACCATGTTTCAATACATGGCAGGCACTGTTATCAGATACTTACTTTAACTATCCTTCGATGTTATCTCGAATAATCATGGTGGTTTTTTCCTCTGAAATTATCTGTGGTTTGTCTTTCATGGCCTGTACTCGGTCACCAAAAATCGCACTTAGAACACCTTGGCTGGCATTCTTTTGGGCAGTAATCTGAATGAACTCTTTGGACTCGTCCAGGGCCTTCAACTTCTCCAACATCTTGAAGTATCGGTCCATCTCCTGAGACACGTTTGGGTCTGCGTAACCACCGTTCAATTCCTCTGTATACCGCATGAATGCTACTCTTTGAGCCTGCATCTCTAGTAACGCTGTGTTCATTGCCTTTAGCTGTTCGGGTGTCTTTACTTCTATTGGAAGGTTGAATGCACACGTATTATTCTCCTTAAATGCAGGGCAATTTGCGGCTACAAAACAGGTGTTACATTGGCGTAAACTTGCATATTGGCTCTGTACTACTGGCACATCTTTGAGTACGTCTCGGCCATTTTCATTCTCTACAACAGACTTCATCTGATACCCAAAAACAGGCATTGAAGTGACCTCATTTGGGTCTCTTTGTACTACTTCTTGACGTTCAACTTTCCGCATCTCAGAACCACTGTTATTAGAAAGGTACCCCTCCATTTCCATCAAACCAGTGTATAGGGTATCATCACTGTTATCAGATACTTTCTCACCCTGGATGACTGTGAGCTTTGGTTTATCTTTATCCATTTTGCTTTCTAACTGTAGGTATGACCATACTGCAACTTTGGTTGCTTCTTTAGTATCATCTTCAATAAACTTTTGAAAATCTAGGCCCGCACCTTCAACAATATTTTTATATCGTTTACGTGCTTGGTCTTTCATACTCTTTGGATAACGTACCAGCTTGGTGCTATCCCATATAATTGTTTCTCCACGACGCATTGGCGACAACCATGACAACGTACTTGCTGTCTCAAAATGAATCTGTCGTAGGTTATCTGGCTTTGCTGTGGCTAATGCATGAAATCTTGTACCGAATAGACGTTGGCAATCTCTTGCAACTGTGGCTAAGGATGTTATATTTTCTATAACGTCGCCTGGAAATGCAATCTGGTATGAGGCGTCTGCCCATTCATAAATCAATTGCTTGTTGTACGACTCGTGCCATACTACAATCATCTTTGGGTCACGCTCAAACGCTTTGCGTTCGTTTACAATCCATGGCAAGCCCATTACTTGGGAATCAAACTCAACCCAACCTTCAATACGGTCGTAGTTATTTGCAATAAAATCTTCGTAATCTGCTGCGTAATCTTCTAATTCTCGCTGCGATAAATTTGCTTTATCCGCTTGAACAGCTCCCGAATCTACCCATACTTTCATATCTGGTAGGAAATGCTCTGCAATATAGTATTGCTTTGTCTTTGGCAATCCACGTTTCCGTAATCCCCAGTAATTCAGCATGACGTGTTCTACGCCTGCTGCTTCCAGTAACGTTCTGTTACTTGGTATCTCAACCCCACTAAAAACAATCACTCAAACATCAACCCCTCTGTACGAGTCAATCTAGCATCTTCAGTTCTCAGTACGTTCTGACGATTAATTGATTCTTCGATATCGTTCCATTTACGGAATTTCTTCGGGGCATCTGGCCTAAACTCTGGCCGTGTATAACTTGGTACTCCAAACATTACCGATGGAATACCCAGTTCAAATGCATACGCCCATAGCTCTGGGTTATTTGTAATAAATAAATCAATAGGTCCCCTGGAACGGGCTACCTTTATTTGGCGTTCTGCCAGGTTCTCACCTTCGAGGTGCACTGATGAACCATAAATCAAATCATAATCAACAACCTTATTCAGGTTTAGCCACAACTTAGTTTCTGCTTCTGTTGTCGGTGACATGAATGTCAAACGATTGTACACACTTAGTGTTCCAATCATTAGAATTCCTGTGCCAATAGGCTCATCTCCTGGGCCACGTAATACTCCAGATATATCTACCAATATTTGCAACGTTTACTCCTCGTAGCAATCACATTTGCAGTTGTCTTCTACACAAATGTTTTTATACAATTCGTGACCGCAATTACGGCACGTATCTAACAGTGACACTAATTTCCTTTTATTGTAATTGCAGGAATTGGTGCTACGTAGGTTTTGTATGCATTTACCCAGTTACTTGCAATTGCTTTTTGTGCTACTGCCAGCTTAATCTTGCCTGTACAAACTAAGGTCTTCAACTTAGTTTCTAACGCATCTTTTTTGTGGCTATTTTGTCCTGCGTATGGCTGTGGCCATAGGTTTTTTGGGTCAGTTGGATTGCCGCCTAGTTCTAAACTAATTAGGTGGTCCTCCTCATAATTACCCAAATCTGTACCGTATGCTGCTACCTCATACTGGTATGCATCACTCAGCTGCTTGGCTTTTAGATTAGTTGTGTACGATGACGAGGGACGAATAGTTGCTGTCCATCCACTTACGCAAATAGTACTTTGAATGTTAGCTTGAGTCACTGCTGGGTTAGTTACTCCAGGAGTAATTACTTTTACTGGCAAATTCCAATCAGTAACTACCGCTGACATTACGCTCAATGCCATAACAACTGCTATTACTTTACTCATTAGTTATTCCTATACAACGCTGCTCGACGAATTAACGTTGATGCATCTGGGAAGTCTACCCCATAAATAGACTTAATATCTGTGCCTATTCTGGCTGCCGCTGCGTTGCGGACTTCTCTCAACAAATCAATTGCTCCACTACGTTTAGCTGCTTGCCAACGGTAATTATAAAAATCATTGTAGCCTTTTCCATTTGGCGTAAATGCTTCTGACCTTTGGCTGTGTATCTCTGTATACAATGCATTTGCCTGCTGGTATGCTGCTTGTAATGCAGTTTGCGAGTTTCTGTGCTGCGGCCCTGCAGATGTATTTATTTCTAAATCTTGCATTGCTTTGGTTGCACGAATATACGCTTGGTGGGCTGAGGTGTAATCTGATACAGCAATTGAATCCCACTCTGGATTACGTGGTGCTTCTTGCGTTGGGTTTGGTGGAACTGTCCACTCGTTGTACTTTAAATCATACGCAGCATATGGCTTGATATTAGTAATATCTGTAGCTTGTGGGTTAACGTAAAAAGTTAACTCGTAACCATTCCAGTTTTCAGTCTGAGGTTGAAGTTCTGCCCTAAAATCTTCGTTTAACTGGTCAGCTACTTCTCGGTCAGTTAGTCCACGGTATTCAGGGTTAGCTTGACGAAACTGAATAAAGTCTACGCCTACTAGGCAATCCAAATCTCCTGGCATTCTTGCCGCAGACCACTGGTATGAAACGCCACTACCTGCCAACCATGGGTGTGCCCATAGTTCTGCATGACGAAACTTTTGTGCTAGAAACCCGTGTAGCAATTGGTTAATACCATTACGCACCCATGACTTTAGAGCCCTGCCTTCAAATAAAGTAGGGTCTAGCTGTGGGGCTGGCGTACTAAAGTACGACGTAGGGTTATAACTAGTCATACAAACTAGTTTAGTCTACTGGGGTAGTACTTTCTGGGTTAATATTCCGCTTTAGTAGGGCTTCCTTAACCTTGTCCTGTGGAGTAGGTTCCTTTTGCGACATAATTGCTACCATCGCCTGGACGATACGTCCTGTTAGAATCTCTCGCTCAAACTCGTCAACAATCTGCTTTGCGTTTTGGTATACGTCTACGTTAGTAGCCTTACGCTCAATCGTTGGCAGTTCTTCTGGAATTTCTGTGTAGGTGGAAATGCCACCATCTTTGTTTACTACTACCAGGTAATAGGTTTCTGCATCCATTAGTTGTAATCTCCTCGCATTGCACGGAACTTTGTGGTCATAACACTGTGCATTGGGCAGAAATTACAAATGTAAATCTTTGGTCCGTCTGCGTGTTCTGGTTTTGGTAGATGTAAGTCTTTGCGTTCCTTTGCCGTATTAGGCAACAAACGCTTTTTTGGGTCCATGTAATCATCACAGTTATTATTTGGCTGAAGGTGATACTTCCAACACTTCATGGCATCTTCAGCAAACGTCATTTTGGTATCGTAAAATGACTTCTCTGGGTCTAGTTCGTCCAGACCTGCTGAACCGCCCTTGCCTAACTGCTCTAAAATACCCTTACGCTGTTTGCCATCCATCCATGCGGATACAGGTACTTTAAACAACTTGCCAACATGTGGCTCACCCGAAGGAAACACGTGCTTCTCTAGGGAAATTTCTAGCAGGTAATCTTTATCGCTTGGGCCATCGTAATCTGGGAGTTCTTCCCACGACTCGCACACAAAACAACGCAATAAACGGATTAATGGTCCGTCATGCTCTTTGGTACCAATTAATGGCTTGCCAAAATCGTCAATCAAATTATGCTCCTTGTTAATACACCATTTAGTATACTACAAAAACTACTTGCCTGGGTTAACCTGGTTCGCTACTGGGTACTCGCTAGTTGCAAAACCGTGACCTGCAAATGGGTGTAGGGTCTGACGGTTGTCCATTGTCTTTTCGTGACCTTCAAGGTCCATGACCTCAGTGTTTGGACGTGCCTTACGGTACTTTCCATCGGTGCTGCCTTCGTGAAGGCCCTGGTTCATTGAACGACTAGTGTTAACTGCCATTTCTATACCATCTTTCCTTTAATTCTTGCTTGCTTACGCTTTTCACCACAAGGTGGGCAAATACCCATCATGCTGTATAGAAACTCTGTAGGGTTCATAATTACACCACAAGTTGGGCATGGTGCTGAACCTCTATACAGTGTAGCATTCTGAGCAATCTGAAATGCCTGCAACTCCAGTGTGTCTTGTCCATCGCCATCATACATAACTATTCTCCTCTAAACGCTGAGCTCATGCGTTGTCCTCTAGTTGGCTTTGCTTCGTCTAGTCTGCGAGACATTCCAGCATCACGGAGATAACCTTCAGGGTCTTTGTGAGCGGCGGTCTGTGTAAACGGAACACTGGAACCCTCGTTAAAATGGTTATAGTGAGTTTTTGCAGCCAATGCAAGATTACCATTAGCAATGTGAGAGTGAACCTGGTTCATAACTTTTTCTGAGGCGTCTGCCTTAGCCATAGCTCCCATAATTGCAGAACTTGGCCTACGAATACCTGGACTTTGTTCAAAAAAGTTATTTACTGTTGCAGATGTTACATCGGAAGGAGCTGATTCTTCCTCCCTGTTAGAAGACGCTTCAGGCTTTGCCATATTAGCAGAGTTCCATTTAGAAGTTGGGTACGAACGTACTGCAAGGTCAGTGCCGTGAGGTCCCAAAAGTTTCTTTATGTGAGTTGGTAATACATCTGCTGGGTCAGTTTCTGAAGGAAGCTGGCCATTGTCAATTTTGTCATGAGTTTGATTAAAGTGGGTATGTGCCAACCGTATTGCGTCTAGTGCTGCATCTTTTCGACCTGGCAATATATTGCTTGCAGTAGGAAACAGACTTTTTTCTGCAACATAATTTACAGCTTTTTGAATGTTAGCTCGTACAGTGCCCCTACTGCTTTCCGCAACTTCTCTATCTGGAATAAGTCTGTTAGGAGTTTCTGATATCTTTGAGCCAACAACTGTATTTCTGGCAGCTCGAACATCACTAACTACCCTAGCAAGTTCTTTTCCGTACCCTTTTCGGTATTTACGTGCTGACGTGTAATCTACAGCACCTGTTGCTTCAAGTTCTTTTGGAAGCATCGGAAACTTTTCAGGGTTAACAGATTTAGGTTCTACAGATTCAGTTCTAGAAGTTCCAGCACCTAGTTCTCTACCAAACTGGTCTACTTTACGTACTGGGTAACTAATACCTTCACCCGTAGTGTGCAGCTTTACAACTCGGGCTGGGCTTGGACTCCAAGGAGTAGCTTCAAATGTTGGGGCAGCGGACTTGGCTCGTAGGTTCCAGTCAGATGCTTCTTCAGCTGGAGTCAGTTTCTTGGTGTACTGACTACGCTCGTTTTTCTCTGCAGTACTGAGACGGGCAGGGTCTGGTCCACCAATTAGAGGAATACGCTCATTACTAGTAAATGAATCTGGAGTTTTTGCAACCCCAGAGTTGTTATCAGCGTACTTTGAATAGTCTTTTGTAGTTCTGTTAGCAATTCCTACCAAGTCTGACATATTACGAAGTTCGTACTTGTCTTTTTCTCCAACATTTGAACTAAGTACTGGAGTTTTGGTCATTCCATTTTCAGAAAGAAGATTTGCAACACGAGATAGCCTCAACGCAGTAGCGTTTAGGTGTGAAGAAGCCGATAGTGCTCCACCACGTTTGTGGTTATAGTAATGATTATCGAGATGCTTGTCAGCAGCATACAGCTCTTTGTTTGCTTGGTCAATAATTTTAGCACTAGGGTGATTAGGGTCATTTTCTGGGTTAAAATGTCTGCTAAAAAGAGAAACCGCGTGCTCAAGACCATTACTAATAAACTTTAAGTTGTCACCGTGGTCATGGTGTCCAGGAGTAACCCAAAACTTTTCAGGAGCTTCTTTCTTGTCCATAAGGTCAGCATTATCATAGCGGGCCCTGGTAGTAGTAGCTGTAGAACGTGATTTAACAGGGCCGTTAATATTTTCCTGAACAGCAGGTGCCAATTGCTGCCCTACATTTGGGCTATCTACAGGAGCAGGAACGCTAGTTTGAGGAGCACTCGTGACAGGGTCTCCATCTAACTGACGAAGAATTGGGCCATGTACAGGATGTTTAAGCTGCCAGGCACGTTGATTTTTTAATAAATTTAGATTCGAATTAACTTCACTTAATTCGTTTTTAGAAATACCTGCTTCTTTTTTAGCATCACGGTCAGCTAATGCCGCATTGTATTTTTCTCTAGTAACATAGCTTACTATTTTTGCCATTAGTTACTCCTAGTTTGGTTGCTTAGGCAGTTTATTTGCCTGGGCTACTAGGAAAGGAACAGCTTTTTTAGCAGCTTGAATACCCGCAGGCTTACGTTTTTCTGCCTCATAACCAGGTAGTTCAACAGTTGAATTACGTGAAGCAAGTGGTGTTAGCAACTGAGTGTTCATGTCTACGTTTTTGACAAGACCCTTGTTTAGTTCAAAGTTTTCTGTCTTTGTAGGAGTCATTTTTACGTGTTTAACAGGCTTTGGTTGCTGTGCTAATTCCTGAGTAATTTGAGCAAGAGTCTTAGGCTGCAAGGCTTGAATAGCAGGTACCGCAGGAAATTTCTTTTTCATTTGATTAATCATTTTAACGTGCTTTGCGTGCTCATTAATGGCTAGGTTACGCAAAATAGACACGTCTCCGTGAGCACGCCCTGCTTCAAGAAAATCTGCTGACTTCTTTTCAGATTCAGCTTGTGCTGCCGCAGCATCGGTTGCTTTTTGTGCAGCTACTTTTCCACGTGGTTTAGCTGCAGCTTGTGGCTTAGGAATGTATCCAGTACGAGGAACACGGCTAGGTGGCACTGGTACTCCACTTGCCTCTGATTTTGCAATCAAGTCAGCAGACTTATTCTGACGAGCTCGTTCAACACGAGTAGGAGTTCCTGGAACTGCTGCAGGAGTTTTTGCTGAACCCTTTGGCTTTGGAGCGGCTGCTGGTTCGGCGTTAGTTACTTTTGCTTGAGCAGCTTGGCCACGTTGCTGAGCTTTATTGGTACTTCTTTTCTGGGCCATTTATTACAGACCACCCTTCTTGCCGTCGTTACGTACATCGCTACGTACTGTAGGGTACAAAATTGGCATCATGCCCCTTTTGCGGATTTTTGCAGCGTCTTTTTCAAGTACACCTTCAGAAAGGTTTCCTACAATAGTGGTTTTAGAACCTGCAGGTTGCGTAGGGCTGTTAACTACTGGTTTTGTTGGCTTTGGCAATTCAGGAGTTACTTGAGAACCTACATCTGGTCCAATCTCTGGCTTACCCATAATGTCTGGAACGTTATTTTGAGCAGCAGAATGGAACACTGCGGTTCTGCGTTCCTTGCTAGCCTTACCAGTAACTAGTTGCATGTTGCGTTCACGGCTAGTTACCTCACCTTCTTCACTACGAGGCAATGTTCCTAGCTTAGCTCTGTCAGCTAAACTTAGATTATCTTTTTCTGCCTTGCTAAGTCTTGGTGTAGGTGCCTTTGTTTGAGCAATAAGTTTAGGAACTACTGCTTTAGCTCCTTCTATTCCTAGGTTTTTCTTAGCAGTGCCGTATCCTGGAAGGTGTGGCCCTGCTATTGGAGTTGGAACTCCATTTAGGTCACCTGTACGCTCTGCTTGTTCAGCTCGTCTATTTTTTGGCAACTTATTTGGGTTGTCCATAAGAGCTTTACGTTCTTCAGGAGTAAGCGGAGTTGTGCGGTCTACTTTAAATCCTCCACGACTGCTTCCTCTACGGGCTAAGTTGCTCTTAGTTACTGTCCTAGCTACGGCTTCATCAACTTTTTCAGCACCTGTTAATTTAGCGGCATTAGTGTGATAGGTTAATGCTTGTTCAGAGTTAGCGTCATAAGGTTTTCCACCAATACTCATTTCTGGAAATGGATTTGACTTAAGTTTACGACCAAGGGTTTCAACTGCAGAGTGAGTTTGGTCCATACTAGGTACTTCTGCATTTATATTGTTCTTTTTGGCGGTCATTTGAACGTATGGGTGCGACAAAATATCTGCAGCATTCTTTATGTGCTGAGCAGCTTTTACGTAATGTTCTTTACCTTTATCTTGACCAGTAACCGTACCAAGAAGGCGGTCACCCTCGTCAATGTGGTCTCGTGCACCATCTAGGCCCTCTTCATTTGCTGGGTCACCGTGTAGGTGAACACTAGCCATTGTTGCAAATGCTTGTAGTCCAGGGTCATCTGATGCCTTTAGCTCATTTACAATACCACTCATTATTTGGTGATTTTTGTGCAGGTGCTGTCCAAAACGTTTTCCTGGAAGAGCCTCTACAAGAGTCCCATTTCCTGTAGTAGGAACGCCACTACCACGAGTTGCACGTTTTGCAGTAGGTTTTGCGTTTACTCTTTGAAGTTCAGCCTGAAGCTTGGCTTCTAGGTCTGCGTCCATCTTAGAATTACGTACTGGACTAGATGTGTTTGCTTTAGCCCGTGCTTCACGCTGTTGAAAATCAAAATCTTGGGCTGCTCTGTCAGCATGAGCGTTTTGCTCTGCTTGCTGAGGAGTTAAGTTAATAGAAGATTCCTCATAAGCATTATAGGTGCTGTGAGGTTTCTCTGGACGACCTGAAGAATCCTTTGGGTGCCGAGGGTACTTAGCTTGATAAGACGCAAGTTCTCCTGCGTGTTCATTGACAGCGGCCATTAGATACCTTCCAAACTATTTCTACTACTACCAGAATACCCTGCAGGGGAGCCAGAATACCACGAAACTCGTGGCTCCTGGTATATTCTGTCTAGACTGATGACATCTTCGATGTCTGGTTGTGTTCTGTTTCCAAAACCAAAACGGTCTGGGAAAAGTCTAATCTGTGGCAAAGGTGCCTTTACCATCTGTTGAATCTGTGCACCTGGAATAGTCATAACCATCAGAGCTTGCTGAGTTAGTCGTTCCATGTTGGATGACCAAGGTCCTGTGTATGACCAACTTGGTGCAGTAGCATTTTCCGATGGGTTGTTAGTTACCCATGGCTTGGTATAGTCGTAACGACCATCAAATGAGTATGACATTATGACCACACTGGCTTTAGGTAGTTCAATGCGGTTGCACGCTGAACGTTCATTATTCCAGGTTGGTTAGCCACAGTATTTGCTTTACCATCGTTGACCAGATGGGGTGCAGGTGTAAGTCGTATATCTTGTGCAAAACGAGGTACACGATATGTGCCACTCGCTTTGTCATATTTTGCACGTGCTTCTCTCTGAATACCCATTTGGTCATTAAATGATTCTGGCCAAAAATACATTGATGGCTCAATGCGTTCACCCTTGTGAACACCACGCTGATAGTTCTTTTCACCTAGGCGACTCTTTACAGAATCCAGTAGGCGGTCATCACGGCGTGAACGAATAGTTCCCAAATAACCATCAGGATATTCTGCAGAAGGGGTACGCCCAGTACCAATACGAATGGCATCTAGGTCACCACGTACAGCAGGACCACCATAACCGCCCTGGTTGTTGTAGCCATTTAGGCCACCAGCCCCGAGGGACTGCCAGTTTTGGTTAGGTGAGAAGTTGCTTACTGCACCTGCCATGATTAACCTTCTGTTGAGTCAATTTGGTGAGGGTGTACAGGACTGACAGAGCCCATGTTTCCAACAGTGTCCAATTTGCCTACTTCTTCAGTATAAGTTGCTTTAGAATTAGCCAAAGGAATAGGGTTGGTTGCTGCATCACGAAGCATTTTCCTACCAAAAAAGAATCTAGTGCTTTCTTTGTTACCTACCTGGTAACTTGCTCCAGCACCCTGTGGGCCATGGTAAGCCTCGGAATGAACGCCGTAGTTACCTACGGGTTCAACTCCGTACTTTTCTGTAGCAAATTGAGTAGACAGCATGGCTACTCCTTAGTAACCGTCAGAGCTTCCACCCTGGAAGTTAGGAGTAGCACGACCTGCTACCGAAGGAACAATACGTGCGTTAGCCATGGTTGGGCCAACGGTAGGGTCAACTACCGAGTAACCAGTCTTTGGCTGGATGCGGTAAGTTGCACCTGCACGCTCAATGTTTGCACGGTTAGCCTTGCTACCAGGGTTGGTAGGGTCAGCTGCCTTGGTGTTCTTCTTAGGTACTAGAGTGCCACGTAGGCTTGGCTCAACCTGGGCTGCACCAATAGGAATGCGTACGCTATTAGCGGCGGCTGCCTCGTTGTAGTTCTCATCTGAGGTGTTGTGTGCACGTGCCATGGATTTACCTGCTGCTTCTGTGTAGGAAGATGGGACTCCTGAACGACGACGCATACCGTGTCCCATGCTAAAATTGGTTGCCATAAAAGCTCCTTTTATCTATTTAATAGTAAGGCTTTTTTACTGTGCTGTAATGGCAAAAATCATTGCAGAAATCTCACCATCACGGCTTTCGATGGTGGTGAATCCTGGCTTGCAAGTTAGGTCTAGCCCTCGTGGAGCTACATATCCTCGTGCAATTGCAATTGCTTTGACAGCTTGGTTAACTGCACTAGCACCTACGGCACGAAGCATTACTTGACGCTTCTCGTATAGGGCATGTGCAATTGCTGATGCTACGGATTGTGGGCTGGAACCGCCACCAACTCGAAGGAGTGTTTCCTCGGTAGATGATGTTACGGCAATTTCTTCGGTCATTGTAGTCCTAGTGTTCGATGTAGTGTGCCGTCCTCAACAACTAGGATACCGTGTTAGTCAGGCAGATTATCCCTAAACTTAGGGTCTTTAACCTGCGAGATTACCTGCTTTTCTATAGCATCCGTGACACACTCGCCAGCAAGGCGAGCAAGACTGTACGCATCTGCCGCATTATCGTCATTTAATTCAACTCCCCAACGCTTATAGACTTGGAGAAGCATTTCTTGCTTCTTTGAAGTTCCCTTACCTGTAGCATACTTCTTTAATGTCATTGGTGGTATCTGAAGGGGAGTACGCAAAAATTGGTTTGGGTGGTCAATAAAGAAGTCCCACAACATTAGTTTTACGGTGGCGGCTAGTTCTCCTAGAACCAATGCAGAATGACTAGCAAGTACGGTGCCTTCCATGGCCACATCATAAATATCATTCTTATTCTCTTCTAAGAATTCAAATTTATTAATCATCCACTGGGCTATATCTGCCAGCCTAGCCACTCCTTGGTATTTAGATTTGTACACCCAGGTTGTGTGAAACTCTGGGTGCAACATATTTACCGCTGAAATGGCAAAGCCAGTAAGCGACTGGTCGATACCAATTGCTACTGGCTTTCCTGGCAGAAGACCGCCATCAAATACTTTTTCTGGCACTAGAGCCATGCTTCCATACTAGCTAGCAATACATTCACCTTTGCGTAGAGGTCTTCGGGTAATCCATGATTACCTATTACATAGTCTACTGCGTAGTTATCCATATCGCTTTCTGAAACATGCTCGTTAGTTGGGCCAACACCATCCCTAACTACACGAATAATTACTCCGCCTGCTTCAACGATAGCGTCTGCTTCATTCTTAAACCGAACATCTGAGAACACAACATCGTTATAAAACATTGCGTCTTCCATTGCTTGGTCTACCCAAAAGTTTTCACCAAACATATTTCGTCCAACTTCGGTTCCCATACGCTGCATTAGCGGGCGTACTTCTGGACTCATTTGCTTGACAGCTTCCCAACCCATACGGTCTACAATATCCTTAAGGTGGGTGTACTGCCCGCCTACAGTAACAATTGGGTTTAGACGAAGAAGTGCTTCCCGCATAGGTTCTGCAAATGCCATCTTAGTAAATCCATTGTTTACAAATAGCTCTGCTACGGTGTCTTTACCAGCTCGTGCGTATCCAGTTAATCCGATAATCATTATAGTGCGTAGATTTCCTGTAGTAGGGTTGCCCATGCCTGAGGAGTAATTACTATGTCAGTGGTAGGTAGGGTGTGGTCTAGCTTAAAGATAGCTCGATTACCAGTGGCTCGATAAAGAGCCTGAATCAGACGGTTGTTTTCCTCTTGCTGACCAATACGGTGTACTTGTGCCTGGGTTGGTTCAATAAAATTTGACATTTAAAAAGAGTCCTTTCTGTATGCTCTCTGGTCGTTAGTGCGTCGAGTAATCTCTCGGCTAACTAACTGTAGGTCACGCTCGTGATTGTTCAAAAGCATCTCTACTAACTTACGATAAGCGTACTTCTCTTCGTACTCAGTGTCAAGCTCCTGTACCTTTTCATCTACGGCAATCTGTGCCTTAATAAGGGTGATACGTTCACCTTTTACCTGAGCACCCATGCGACTAACTAGCATTGTGTTTTCTAGGTAGTCTTTCTTCTTCTGAGCTGCACGCTCTTCAAGGATTGCCATGGTTAGCTGGGAGGCGATGTAATCAGTCCACGAAGTTAATCGAGTAAACAACTCTCCCAGGTCTTCTGAGCTAATGTCAGTAATGTCATTAGGCAGTCGTACCTGGTCGTCTGCTGGTTTATTGAACTGTAGGTTCCACTTAGCAAAACGGTCTATTGCACTCATTAGTCATCATCCAAATCATTTTCACACTGGCAAGGGGTAGAGTTGCACCAAAGGCAGTAGTCGTTACTGTTCATATGGGGCACACTGCTTGCAACGCATATCAGGACCGTTTACACAGTTAGGTACATGGTTGTTGTCAATGTCACGCATTAACTGCTCTGCTGCATCAAAGATGTGACGCACAAGTTCGTAATCAGCCTTGACGTTAAACTCTTTGTACGACTGGTCAGCCTTTAGTTCATAAAGAAAAGTAATCTCGTCAATTGGATTACCCTCAGAGTTCTCCATACCCATACGCTTCATAAGCTCTAGGTACATTTGCCCCTGCAATACGTGAGAACCAAAAGGACGCTTAATCTGTCCCCATGCCTTCATGAAGTCGCCGTCTGCAGCTTGCATCAACTGAGGTGCTTCTGCACGGATAGTGCCTGGGCCAATGGACTTAATCTCGATTAGAGTGTCAGGACCAATTCCACGAATCCAACCATCAGTGTGGCCCTTGATACGTAGAGCATCATCGAACAAAGTTACCTCTGCATATACCAGCTTCTTTGCTGGAGCTTGGCAAGTACCGCACTCAGAAGGCGAGGTACCCCAAGTAATGTGGTCGCATACGTCACACTTAAACATTCCGTGCAATACTCCCATTTCCTGGAAGTAGCTCTGCCACTTGGCGTGGATGTAGTGCCCCTCGTCAAAGATAGACTGCAGACGGAGTGGTGGCTTTTCAGCTATCTTGGTCTCTCCATTGAGCAAGAAGTATGATGCACGCTTGCACCAGTCACGCTTAATAATTTCAGACGGGTGTAGCACCGTGGTACTACGGTCACCTACTGGTCGTGCCATGAGGTGACGTTCAATATCTCCTAGGAGACGACTTGGACGTGCCTTAGCATCCAAGAACTTCTTTAAATCAGTGTTCACTTCTTGCCCTTCTCTAACTGAAAGATGTACTCTTTCAGAGTCATTTTAGTGCGGTATTTGCGTTGCCACTTTCGTACCAGAGCGTTACGCTCTCGATGGGAAAGCCCTCCCCAAATGCCATGGTCTTCATCGGTTCTGACTGCTTCCCAAAGACAGTTAAGTCTAACAGGGCACGGTAGAGTTTCGCCATTGCCAAAGCAATATTCTTTTGCTTGCGTAGCAATGACTTTGTATAGGTCTTTATCCCTAGGGGGATAGAAAATATCAGGGTCTTCAATGCCATTACATTCTGCTTCATGATGCCAGCTAAAGTCACTGTTCTGGAAGTGTTCGAGCAAGTCGGTCTCGCAATTCTAGGAAATCTGTCTCTAATAGAATTACATAGTCCTCACCATTTAGGTGAATTCCAAATACAGGTGTGCGACCATCCATGATGGCTTCGTTGGTAATTTTTTCTAGCTCTGCGGCAGTAATAGTCTTTGACTTCTTACCAGTCCATTTATGCTCCACCAGTAAATCCTGGCTACGAACATCCCCTTTACGAGACCAAAAGGCCCCAGAAGCAGCGTTCACTTGCCCTCCAATGGCTTTAGCGATACGCTTTTCATGCTTCTGGGACTGCTTCTGACCTTCTGACTTAGCCAATAGCCACTTCTTCAGGTCCGCAACAACAAGACTTTGGTTCTAACTTTAGACCAGCCTTAATTTCTAGGGAGGTTATACGCCTATCTAGTTCGCTAATACGAATGTTTTGACGAGACTCTTCCTGGCGAGTCCACTCTTCTCGACGAGCATTGTACTCTTTTAGGTAAAGCTTGTCGTTAAACTTTTTCTTACTAATCCACATTAGATTCGTGCCACTCCTTTTAGCTTGTCTTCCATCCAGTCAAGAGCTCCACGGAATCCTTCGCTTTGATTGTTCCAGGACTTCTCTACACTGATGATTCGCAGCAGTTCGATTCGCATTTCTTGACGACCCTCTTCACGAAGCTCTTCTCGCTGCTCTTCAATGTACTGCTCGTAGGCCTCATCCTCGATGCGACCGTATTCTTCCTTCATCTTACTCATCCTCTTCCTCCTTAAGGAAAGTGATTTGGTTGTCTAAGACCTTCTTGCGAAGCTCTTCAAACAATTCTACATCTTCACGTACGGAATTAGCAAATGCATCTGCACCCTGCCACTTACGGTCTGCGTAGTAAATCCATCCACCCTTACGCTCTACAACTTGGTTGATGATAGACATAGCCACAATTTCTTTGGCAACGTCAAACTCACCTGGAGTGTAGATACTGTGCTCCTTGAAGTAAAAGTCAACTGCAGCAGTCTGGTATGGTGGGGCACTCTTGTTCTTGGTGGTCTTCATTACAATCTGCTGACCTACCTTGACTTCGTTATCTCCAGAACCAACCTTAATCCAGTCCTTACGACGGACCTCAGTGATGGTGAAGTAGGCGTAGTCCTTGCCCTTACCACCAGGAGTAGTACGAGGGTCTCCGTACATCACACCAATTTGTGAACGCCACTGGTTAATGATAATACCTAGAATTGGACGCTCTGCCTCGGTTAGGCTACGCTTCATGGCAGCACCAGCCTTGCGGAAGAACTTGTTAGTAAGTAGTGCTCCACGACCTACGGTTGCCTCTTCCATAGTCTTCTCGTCCTCAGTAGAAGGTACGAGAGAAGGCAGGGAGTCAACAACAATTGCATCTACAGACTTAGACTCAGCAAATGCTAGTACAGCATCGTAGGCTTCCTCCATGATGTTGGTCTCAACCACAATTACACGGGATACATCTACGCCACACATCTCTGCATAGTCTGGAACCCACTGCTCTGCAGCTACCCAAACGGTAGTAAAGTCTGGGTCAATGGCCTGGTTGGCAGCAATAGTCTTTAGAGCTAGAGCGGTTTTACCATGGCTTGGTTCTCCACGAAGCTCATGCCACTGGTTAGCAGGAAACCCACCACCAAGAATGTAGTCGTAGGTTACTGAGCCACTAGTGAAACGGGTAATGAGGTCTGCACGAATGTCCTCACCCATAACCACTACATCTGCACCCATCTTTTTGTTAATCTGGGCCATGATTTTGCGTGCTTCTGGATTAATAATTTTCTACGTCCTTTATATCTTCTAGTAGTACGTCTGCAATTTCGTCTAGTACTGAGCCATCGTTTTCTCCGTCAGGGAACTGCGATAGGTCGTTTGCCACTGACTTCATAAAGTCTACAGCATGGTAGATGCCATCATTAAACCCGTGGTCATAATGTACCTGTAGGTCCTTCTTTAGTCCGCTCATTAAGCTCTACCTATGATTCCTTGTGGGTTGAAGTTGTTGGTTGCGTCATTTCCTCGTGCCGCAGTAGCTGTGCCTTCAACATTCGCACCAGCGAGACCGCCGTACCTGCTCCCTGACTGCTGAATGGGATAGCCACACTCGAAACACCGTTCAGACGTCTGAGGCGTTGCAGAAAAGTAATTGCTCGACCCACAGTCAGGACACGTAGCAAGCTTGTTAGCACTCGCCGCCTTGCTTTGCGGTTGCTGTTGAAAGACAGGCATCTGCTGCATTGGCACCTGACTAGGAGGTGTTGGAATGTTTAGTGGACGACCCTGCTGTGGTGCAGGTGCCTGGTTACCTAGTTTGCTGGCCCACCAGTCTGCGTTGTTCATCGCTTATCCTTAGGAATAGTTAGTAGTTCCATATCAATCATTTGAGATACTGCACCAACAAGAACAGAGAAAGCAAACTCTTCCATCATCTTTTTGCTCTGTATCCAAATCTCAGAAGAAATATCTTTTAGTTCTTCTGGAGCATTTTCCTTTTGAAAGGTAGTTGTACCTTCAGCAAGAGTTTTAGAGTAGGCGTAGATAAGTGGAATCAAGTACGATAAACGTTCTACTCGCTTGTCACTCTCTTCTTCTTCTCGTTCGGCTAGTTCGTCGCTGATGTTTGAACATCCCAACATTATGCTAATTTCGTGAGCATTCTGAATCTGAGAGTCAAGGATGAATCCACGAGTACGGCTAGACATATCTGCCATAGTTAGTGACTGCTTACGCTTTTTACGCTTAAACATTACTTAGCTTCACCCCACTTATCAACGACATATACCTCTGCCTTTAGAGGTACACGAATCTCTTTCAACTGGATTCCTTCCATAGATTGTCGAATAGAATCTGCTACTATATCAGCATACTCCTCTGGACAAATAGTTACAAGTTCGTCATGTACCGTTAGGATAACATCTACACTTGGCTCGTCAATAAAGCAGGAGTGAGCACGAACTAGTGCCAACTTCATAATGTCTGCAGCACTTCCCTGAATCATAGTGTTGAATGCCTGACGCTCGGCACGTGCCAGCAATCCTTGCTCTTTACTCAGTAGGTCTGGGATATAGCGTCTACGACCAAAGATAGTTTCTACATATGGAACTGGGGTGTTGTTTCTAGCCTGGCGTACTACTTTAGCCTTGTACTTAGCAATAGAAGAAAACTCTTTCTCAAAACGAGTCAGTAGGTCCTTGGCTTCTTTGACAGAACAACCAATAGAAGTAGCAATCTTGTCAGGGCCTACACCGTATGAGATGGCTAGTACAAGAACCTTACCTGCCTTGCGGTCAACACCCATGGTGTCACCAATAGTGGTGTAGATGTCTCCGCCAGTTAGGTAGTTATCAATAAGCACAGGGTCGTTAGAAAACGAAGCAATTACGCGAGGCTCAATCTGCGAGTAGTCAGCTACCACCAGCTTGTGCCCTGGAGGAGCTACAAATAGATTACGAACGAGCTTTCCGTATTCACCAGACGAAGGAATGTTCTGAAGATTAGGCTCGCTAGAACTAAAGCGACCAGTCTCAGCACCATGAGATTTAAAGTTAGTGTGGACACGACCATTAATAAGTAGGGACTTCTTTTCAGTAACAGTCTTCTTACCATTAGTTTCACGTTCAATCATTCCTCCCTTATATGGGGTTACGTAGGTAGTCATGAGCTTGTTCAAGTCAGTGTATTCCAATAGAGCGTCTACTAGGTCGTCTTTGCCTCGATAAAACTCAAGTGCTTCAGCACCAACTGAATAGTGAATCTCACTTAGAGTCATTCCTGCACGCTTGGCGTCTGCACCCTTAGGAGTCAACACACCCTTGAACTTGGTGTTAGGAGTAATGCGGGGCTTAGTCATTCCCTCTTGCACAGTAAACAGTAACTGCTGCTTTACTTGCACAGAGTTAATTGCAAAAGACTTACCAGCGGCTTTGAATGCTTTTGCCTTGGCTAGTTCTCGGTCATTGTCAATCTGTTCTGCTAGAACGTCTAGCTGAGCCGTATCAATATAGGCACCAGCAAGTTCCATGTCACACAGAGCGGATAGCACATCCATCTCCAGCTTCCACACACGCTTTAAGTTGCCAGTAATCTTTGAGTTTAACACCTTATAAAGTTCCCAAGTTAACTGAGCATCGATACCTGAGTAGTTGGCAACATCGCCAAATGAGTGCAGGGCTACGTTTTCTCCTATGCCCTTGGCCATCTCAATTCCAAGTTCACGCTCCACGCAAGCCTTGAGACCTAGCGAGTTCTTGTTCAGGTTGTTGGTAATCATGGCGGCCATAAGAGTGTCAAAGTGCGGTCCAGTAGGAACCTGTCCACGGTAGTACTTAGCCACAGACTTAAGGTCAAACTTAGCGTTGTGTGCAATCTTTAATGCTGGACCAAACATAAGCGGCTTGATAGCTGCAAATACCTCTGCAGGAAGTAGCTGTGGAGGAGCTTCGTCAAACAAGGACTCCCACTTACGCTCGTCTTTAGAGTAATGGCTGTCATTGAGCTCTTTACCCTCAGCTAGTCTTCGTTCTCCTGCTAGAAGCAGTGGCTTCAAGTAGCCAATAAAATCTCCATTAGGGTGCCCCATAGGGATAACATCAGTGCGTCCCTCGGTAGCAAAAGAAATCCAGCATACGTCATTGATTACTGGATATAGTCGGTCTTCACCGATGGTCTCAACGTCCCATGCAAATGCAGGAACGGAGGAATAGTACTTAACAAACTCTGCGAGTTGTTCTTTTGTAGTGATGATATTCATATTCGCCTCAAAATAGTAAAGCGGGAGACCAGGACAGAAGGGAGGTAAGAACCTGGTCTCCCGCAGGGTTGGGTACTAGTTTACTAGCGAACGGGCTAGGTCAATCAATTCCTCACGAGGCGTTAGAGTAATTGCTGACTCGTCATAGCGTACAGCCGATTCGACTGCATCGTTCACTACATCGGCATCTAGTTCCCAATCTTCAGCGAGGTCAGTGGCACGTACACGCTCAAGGGTGTACTGAGTGTCACGGCCCATGCCAAGACGCTTGATTTCCCAGAAGTAGCGGCTCAATGGCCCCTTCTTTGGGTCTTCATGAGCAGACTGGAGTAGTCGTGCCAGAGTTGGAACTGCAACCATAACCTGTACGGTTAGCTCTTCCTCCGAAAGGACTAGGACGTTAAATGCGAACTTAGCACGTGGGTGGTCTCCTGCAATGGTGCAAAGAGGGCAGTCAGAACCTAGACATACAAACGAACGACGACCCTCAGTGCGGTCAATCCAGTGCTCTTCGTATACCTTGAAAGGCTCGTCGTCAAGGAAGCGTACAAGGCTACCCTGCTCAGAGAACTTTAGGAACGAAGCGTACTTGCTTTCGTTGTTGGTTGCCTTACGCTTCAGGAAAGCATCTGCTGCTGCCCATCCGCCTGCCTGTACGGTGGTACCGTGCTTAGGACGTGCAGATACGCTGTCCTCTACTAGGTAGTCGTTTGCATTGGTGCTTGGTGAATTAATCATTGTGTTATTTTCTTTCGTTGAGGCTTTCGCCTATTTTAGTTGGAGGTCTTGCGACTCTCATTTTCCACAACTGCTTTCCATCGCTTTACAATAGCTTTGGTTAGCTCGCTGTGTTGGTTCCATTCTACACGACTTGTTCCCAAAAGTCCACGTCGTGCAAATTCCTCAATAGCAATCTCAATTAGCTCTCGTGTATACACACGATTGCCATTTACCTTTTTGCCGTTGAGACTTTTGGAACGGAGACGATAAGGAGCTCCAGGGATATACCCTTTCTTCTCCCAAAGACGAATAGTCACAATCTTTTTATCTAGTGCCAAAGCGAGAGCACTGATTGTAAAGACTTCCGTCTCCTTTCCAAAAAGCGTTTTAATAATTGGGTTTTCATCCCAACCATTAGTTTCCCCAGCAGCTAGCTTACGCTTCTTCTGGGCAACTGG